CTCGCGTTCGCGGCGGTTTTCCAGCCCGCGATTGCGATCGCCGTTGATAAACACCCAGCGCGGCAGCTGATCGCAGGCCTGTTGCCACTGTTTGTGGTTGATAAACCACACCAGCGTCGAACGGCAGGCGGCAGCGGCACCAACGTTAAAAGCGAAACTGACTACCGCGTCATAGACCTGTGATGGCATGGCGACCGGCGCGCAGGCTGCCAGCCGTCGCTCAACGTGCAGTACATCGGCGACCAGATTCACCGCCGCCTCTTTTTCGCTGATATCCCGCGTTGGCGCAACGCCAGCGGTGTGGCCAATGCCGGATGTCCAGACGCCAGCGCTGCACTGGTACGGGCGCAGACGACAGCCTTCCAGATCGGCAATCAGCGCCAGCCCCTGCTGTGAGGTATGCAGTAAATGGAAATCCGGCACCAGCACCGCCAGTGCCAGCACCGCCGCGGCACTACAACGTTTAACGGGTAAGCCCATTCATCACCTCCTGGCTCACGGCGCAGGATTTCAGGAACAGATAGCTTTTGCGGCGGTAATACCAGTTCACGGCGACGGTGACGGCAACGCCCAGCGCGCCGAACCAGGCGGCGAAATCCTGCGGCGTCATCGCGCCGAAAAAGGTCAGCGCGACGCTTATCCAGTAGGCCAGCGACGAGGTGACTTTTTCGATAGTCAGGCCCATAGATTCACCGTTTCTGTCTGCGTCGGCGCCTGCACTTCCGGCAGGTTTACCGGGGTACCGTAAGGCAAAATCACGCCCAGATCGGCAAGGCCGGGATTGGCCGCCAGCACCGTTTCAACCACACCCTGGGTGTAGCCGTAATAGCGCAGGCAAAGGAGATCGAGCGTGTCGCCCTGTTGTGTGATTACATTCATCGTTTTCGCGTCTCTTACCGTCGGGAAGGATTTTTCCCACCGTTAAGTCTCCAGACCGGAGCAGGCGGACGCTATCTGTCGCCGCTGGCTGCACGCTGGCACAACAGGGCGAAAGCGGTGTGAAGTGGGGAGGGGCGGCCTGAAACAGTGCAGGTATGATCTGGCGCGCAGGCCGCCGTTACCGGCGAGTTTCCGGCCGCTATTCTGCCTGGTAAAAAATGTCTCTTTCCTGCGCGGTCGCGCTTTCGCTTTCCGCCATGTCAGCAATCAGCCACAGCGCCATTTCCAGCTCTTCCTTTTTGCAATGGTGGAGCAGAGACAACTCGGCAATAAACCTTACGCACGCCCATTTCCGCTGAGCGCGTTCATTCCGTTCAGACACCATGAATCCCCTCATGAGTTCTTTACTGTATATTTGTACAGTATCATAGGCCGTTTATTAATGGGAAGCGAAAATTATTTCACCGCATCACTATGTTGCTGAAAAAGAAAACCATTATTCTGCTTCACCCACGCGTTGGGCACGGGTTTTCCTGGCAATGCCGGGTTGTCGGGCGGTGGATCGCTACAGCGGCTGGTGGGCCAGCGCGTACAGTTATTGACAGAACTCCAAGAGGGCGCAGGCGCGCCCTGAAGGTCAACCTCCGTTCGCTTCGGCACAATTTTCCATTTTTTCAGCCGCGTCAGCACCGGCGAACCGGTACCGACCTGCGTGTCATACACCCCGCGAATACGTACCGTGGTTTCGCCGTACTGGTTAAATTCTTCATCCGGTGCATACAGCGTGCGCACCTGCAAATCATCGCGACGAACAAACGGCCCGCCCTGCGCATTGACGTAACCAGCCCAGTCCCCGGCATCGGCGGCATCGTGAACCAGTGCGAATTCCACGCTTAAGCCGCGTGCTGTTTCGCCATCGGCCATTTTTCTCAGCTCGCGATACACCGTCACCGGCGCGCCGCCAACAAACTGAAACTGGCGGATACGCCAGCGCGCCGCCCAGGCGGAAACGGCACAGGCCGTCTCCTGCAACGGTGAGCCGCTCTCGTTATCGCGCTCGCCTTCCAGCGCATAACCATCGATATTCTTGGCGATATACTTCGCCACATAACCGGTGGCGCTGCCTTTTTGCTCATCGATCGCCTCGGCGTGAAAGCGCGCGCGCTTCGCCTTATCGCTGCGCAACTCGTGGTTATCCTCTTCGCGGGCATAGTCGCCGAGGATTTCGCGCACGTGGCTGACATCCTGCGGTTGCATAAACAGCAGCAGATGCCAGTGCGGCGTGCCATCGTGATGCGGCTCAGCCACGCGAATGCCGAAAATGCGCAGCCCGTTACGATGCAGCCTGGCGCGGATCCGCGCCCACAGCCGGGTGAAATAGCCCTGCGTCTGCGCAGGGCTGGCGCCGTTCCACTTATGATTGCGGTAGCCGGCGCGGGTGGTGGCGTGCCAGGCTGACGGTGCGGTCAGGGTATAAAATTCGCCGACATAACCCAGCGACTGACAAATCGTTTCAAAGCCGCGAATGCGCGTCATCAGCTCGCAGCGGCGAATCGCCGGGTTGGCGACCGAGCCGTCATGTTTATCAATCAGGCTGATGCGGTTCCCTTCCTCATCTTCCAGCTCCATGCTGTTGAGAAACTCGCGGTTACGGCGCTTCTGCTCGCGCCAGGCGCTGACGCAATCGTCGCTGGCGTAGGGGCGTTTTTTCTTGCTGACGTTACCGAGCGCAATCTGTAAATGTTCGCGCCACTGAGCGGCGATGCGACGCAGATGGCCGCGCCACCACACTTCGCTAAACAGGCGGATCACCGCCGGGGCAATCTCATCAGCGCAGGCCACTTTACGGGTGACCCGCTGCCAGTGCGGCGGCGTGACGTTAAATTGCAGCGCAATCATTCCGGCGTGCAGATACCAGCGGTGCAGGGTTTTCAGCTCTGCCGCTTCCGCGCTGTCGATGTTTGCCAGTTCGCCGCGAATAAAATGCGCGATATCGGTCGCCAGCCGGTCAATCGCGCTTTTCGCCAGGTCCGGCAATTGGTTGTAGCGTGCCAGCAGCGCCAGCAGACGACTCGCCAGATCCTGCTGGATGGCGGTATCAAAATGGCCATTGAATACGGCTCTGGAGAGACGCGAGCTAAGCGGTTTGTGCTGGTAGCGCTGCGCCACCGCGTTTAGCCGTGGGATAGCGCGGTGAAAGAAGTGGCAGAGAAAGGCGTTGGCCCGCGCCGCGCCGTGCGCCTGTTCCAGCGCATCGATACGGCGGGTGACCGGAAAGCGGATGCACTCCGGTTGCAGCGCCAGCGCGTGGCGCGCCTGCTGCACCGCCGCAAAATGTCGGTTGCGGCGGTGCAGTTCCGCGTGGGTGGGATACGGGCTGGCGATCGCTGAACGCGGCGCGTTCCACGGATAAGCCCACGAGATCGCCAATTAGCGCCTCCGGTAATGTTTATCTTTCAGTTCGGCGAGCTGCTGGCAACTGACGCAGCAGGTCACGCCGGGCAATGCCATCCGCCGGGCCTGGGGAATCGGCGCATCGCAGCATTCGCAGGTGAGGCGTGAGGGCAACAGCAGGCGGTTACGCGCCTGGCGGATATAGCGCTCGCGATCGTCCAGCTCACGCTGCTGAACGAGATCCATTTCATCGGCCATCAGTGCAGCTCCTGTGCCTGGTTATCGATATGGCTGGCTTCCTGGCGCAGCAGCTCGGCGGCGTCGCACCACTCAAGACGCTGAGTGGCGATAAGCGCAGCCAGCACCTCCAGCCGCCCGGAAATAACGCTGGCGCAGCGCAGACGTTCGTTGTTGCGGGCTTCTGCCAGCAGCAGCGCGATCTCTTCATGGCTGCGTACTGAATGGGGGTTAATATTTTTTCGCATGGTATTTCTCCTGAAATTCGGGCAAAGGGAGGCCCGACGGGTTGACGTCATAGGTATGAAAAAAGGGGTTACAGCGGCATGGTGAGCCGTTTCGGAAACAGGCTGACTACCGCGCGGAAATGGTTCATCGCGGCAATCAGCGCCCGCTTCTCCTCGAGCGTCAGCGCATCCGGATGAAGCGCCTGACGCGCCGTGGGTACTCTGGCGAGAAAGAAGATCGCCGCCAGCGCCCGGCTGTTCTCTTCAAAGTGTTCGTCCCGCTTGTCGCGCAGCTCGTCGATAAAGCGCGCCACCTCGCGCCAGCTATCGCCCCAGTAGCGGCCGCGGATTTCCGCGATATGGTTCAGCCCGCTCAGGCGTTCTCCGGCGTTGAGCGGAAGCGTTGCGGTGGGTGAGGTGATCGCCATATTGCCTCCTGTTTGATTCTGAGCTTGCAAAAGCAAATTCAGCTAAACGAGGTGCCGGAACGACGGTCGAGATAACGACAGTCGATCGCCTGCTGGGTTAATTTGTCGCGCCAGGCCTGCACATTGATCAGCGTACGGCTGCGTTTACCGGCGTTTTCCGCGCTCGAATAGTCGCGGGTCGGAGCCTTCAGCAGAATGCCTTCGTCGAGCCATTGCCAGACCAGACGCTCGCTGATACCGCGCATGGCGGCGAAATCCCGCACCGTCATGGCATCGGACATCGCCGAGCGGATCAGGGTTTGCAATGTCGGGAGAAGGGCGGAGACCAGCTCATCCATCTGCCCATGGGTGAAATTCCTGGATTGCATTTGAGAGCCAGATAACGGATGCGACGGCGTTGATTTTGCATCTGACATATCGCATTATCTCCTGTTGTTTGAAATGTACTGCACTGCTGTGCATTTTGGTCGATGCACAGCAATATAAATCGCAAATGCGATTGTGTAAATCGCTTTTTTGATGTTGGTGAACATGAGTGATAACAAAATGAGTGTTCAGGATGTGATCGAGCGTATTGCTGCGTCCTATTCTGTCTCCAGCCAGAAAGCGCTCGCCGAAGCACTGGATGTCCCGGCGAACAATATCAGTAGCTGGATCCAGCGCGACAGCGTGCCCTATAAGGCGGTGGTCAAATGCGCGCTGGATACCGGCGCAGATTTGCACTGGCTGGTAAACGGTGAATTTGCAAATGCAAAATCAGCGGATAAGCCGCTGCCGAAAGGCAAGGCGCTGTACGATGAGATTTTATCGACCGGCGGGCGCCCGGTGCTGCGCCGCATCCTCGACGCGTATGGTTTCCAGATGCAAAAAGATCTCGGCGACCTGCTCGATATCTCCTCCGGGACCATCAGCACCTGGGTGCGGCGTGAGTTTTTCCCCGGCGATGTAGTGGTGACCTGCGCGCTGGATACCGGCGTTTCGCTGAACTGGCTGGCGACCGGGAAAGGCGAAATGTACCCGGCTCCGGCTCCTGCGGCGCAAGGTGATGCTGTGCTGAGCATTCCGAAATTCCGTCTGGAATCCGGCGAGCTGAAAGAGGCGGGCGTCTGGGCGCTGGATCGCAGCCTTGCGCCGTCATCGACGGAAGGGCTGAATTTTATCGAGGGGCTGAATGCGGCCTGGCTGGTCGATACCTCGGCGCAGAAAATTGGTAACGGACGCTGGTTTATCAGTATCGACGATGCGCTGGATGTGTTTGATGTGGTGCGTCTGCCGGGCGGCAAAGTCCGCCTGACGAATAACGCGGTCGATTTCGAGTGTGGCGTGACTGAGATTGCGCCGTTCGGCGTGGTGGTTTTCACGCTGGAAAAACATGTGTAAGCGGCAATGACGGTCAGCAAACAGAAAAACGGCAAGTGGCTGTGCGAGCTGTACCCGCAGGGACGGGAAGGGCGGCGCATTCGTCGGCAGTTTAATACCAAAGGCGAGGCCGAAGCGTTTGAATCCTGGACGAAACAGGAGGCGCAGGAGAAGCCGTGGCTGGGCGAGAAAGAGGATCGCCGACGTTTAAGCGAGCTGATTGCGCTGTGGTTTAAGCTGCATGGCCAGTCGCTGGCGGCGGGCAAGTCGCGGATGGCGAAGCTGGAGATTGTCTGTCGCGGGCTGGGCGATCCGGTCGCTTCGCGCCTGACCGCCAAAGCCTGGGCGCACTATCGCGATCAGCGGCTGAGCGGCGAAATCGATAACGGTTACACGCCGGACAAAGCAAAGTGGAAGGTGAAACCGGTGACGGTCAACCGCGAGCAGCAATATCTGAGCGCGGTGTTTAACGAACTGCGGCGGCTGGGTGAATGGTCGCTGCCAAATCCGATTGAAAACGTGCGTATTTTTCGCGAAAAAGAGCGAGAAATGACGTGGCTGACGCAGCCGCAAATCATCACCCTGCTGGCGGCCTGCGAACGCTACGGGCACGCCGATTTAACGCGGGTGGTGAAAATTTGCCTCGCCACCGGCGCGCGCTGGCGCGAGGCGGAAAACCTCAATCGTGCGCAGCTTGTGGCGAATAAAATCACCTTTATCAAAACCAAAGGCGGGCGCAACCGGACGGTGCCGATCCCGCCGTGGCTTTTTGACGAGCTGTCGCCGCTGCAAGGGCAGATGTTCCAGCCCTGCTATGGGGAATTCAGCAAAATGCTGGCCACCACCGATATCGCGCTGGCCGAAGGGCAGAAAACCCACGTATTGCGCCACACTTTCGCCGCGCACTTTATGACCAATGGCGGCAATATTCTCGTGCTGCAACGCATTCTTGGCCATGCCAATATCCGTGAAACCATGCGCTATGCCCACTTTGCGCCCGATCATCTTGAAGAGGCGGTGATGCTCAACCCGCTGTCGCAGCTTAATGGCGGCAAAATGGCGGCGGATGTTGCATAA